TGAATCTACTTACCCTCGCTTGTACCTTACAGATACTGACCACAACTCAGACTATTCAATTATTAACAGCAACGGTTCTTTCCTTATTTATGATGATACTAATGCTAGTAATCGTATGGTTATCGACTCATCAGGCAACGTAGGTATAGGTACTACAACAGTAGGTCAGTTTGCTTCTACAAATGTTGGCTTAACAGTCGATAGCGGCAACGATTACTCTGGTATTGCTATTACTGATGGCTCAACCACGTCAACGCTTGCTCAGGGTTTTAGCACGACATATCTGTACAACCAAGCAAACGGCTCTATGCTTTTCGGTACTAACAACACAGAACGTATGCGTATTGCCGCAAACGGCAACGTAGGTATAGGTACTACTAGTCCTGACTCAATTCTTGATGTAGTTGGTGCAGACCCAATTTTAACTATTAGAGATACTTCTACTTCGGGTTCAGATTCACACGCAACGTTGAGGCTTGCGGAGTCAGGTGCATCTGACAGTTTAAATTTACATTATGATATTTCACTTGACGAAGGACACTTAACTTTTAATTACGACAACAATGGAAGCAACGCAACAGAACGTATGCGCATAGACTCATCAGGCAGAGTTGGTATAGGTACTAGTAGTCCTTATGTTAAAACTGAAATAACTGGCGGTGACTTGGCTGTAGGTGGTGGGGCAGGAGCTAGTAACTTAGGTTTCGAAATAAAAGGCGTTCCACTTTCAGCAATACCTTCAGCACAGGCACGTGGCTATGTAGCCACAGCAGATAGTGGGATGGGCACAGCTGGGGATTTGTTGATTGCTCCTAGAACGAATGCAAACGCGAGCGTTCGGTTTATTACAGGAACATCTCCTACAGAGCGTATGCGTATCGACTCATCAGGCAACCTATTGGTGGATACTACTTCTACTGGTGCAACTGGCGGTGGGTTTAGCTTTAGGGCGGGAAGTGTAAATTATATGAACATAGCCCATGCCTCATCAGTCGGACACGGGAATTACTTTGCCGCGTTTAAGCATAACGATACTGTAATAGGCACAATTACTAAAACGAACACTACAGGTGTTTCATATAACACTAGCTCTGATGAACGCCTTAAGGAAAACATCACAGACTCTGCTGATGCAGGTAGCAAGGTTGATGCTATACAGATTAGACAGTACGACTGGAAGGCTGATGGTACACATCAAGACTATGGTGTTATTGCACAAGAGTTAGTTGAAGTTGCACCTGAGGCAGTACATCAACCTGTAGATGAAGAAGACATGATGGGTGTTGACTACAGTAAGTTAGTACCTATGCTAATTAAAGAAGTGCAATCGCTACGTAGTCGTGTAGCAGAACTGGAGAATGTATAATGAGTGACGCAACAAAAAATGCAGCGACATCAGCTTTAGGAGGTCTTGGCGGTCTCCTCGATGCAGGAGTAAACGCGGCGGCGGCTTATGGAGTTAGTAAAGCTTTTGATAGCTCTATTGCAGATGTAAGAAGCATGGGGACAACAGCACAAACAGATGCAGAACTTTTAGGTTCTCAGCTAGCATCAGATACGGAGTTTCAACCGTTTACTGTAACTACTGGCACAGGGACTACTAAAGCAACGGATGAAGGCGGTTTTACTACTTCTCTCAGTCCTCAAGCTCAGGCTTTACAGACGGGAGGACTAACAGGAGCACAGAATTACCTGTCTGCTATTGGTCAAGACCCTATGTCTACAATGTTGGCTAGTCAGGCTCTACAAGCATATCAAGGATTAGGACCAAGCGCATTAACGGGTTTAGGCGTTGCAGATTATCAGGGTATCGGTCAAGACCCTATGCAACAGGCGTTGCTTGCTCAAGCTAGTCGTGGTTTTGCAAACATAGGTACTGACCCTAGACAGCAAGCATTGTTATCTCGTGCTGATACTGCCTTTAGTAGAGCAGGTGTAGACCCTAGTGTAGCACAGGCTGAGATTTATAATCAGATGAGAGCCGCCCAACGTCCTGAAGAAGAACGTCAGTCTTTAGCCTTAGAAGAGCGTATGTTGGCTCAAGGTCGCGGTGGTATTAGGTCAGCGGCATATGGTGGTTCTTCTCCAGAGTTACTAGCGCAAGAGACTGCTAGACAAGAGGCAATGGCTAGAGCAAACTTAGGGGCTAGGTCACAGGCTATGCAGGAACAACAACAAGCCTACGGTCAGGGTCTAGGTTTCTTAGGTCAAGCGTCAGGTATGCGAGCGCAGGAATTAGCTGAAGCCTCTGGATTACTAGGAGCAGGTTATACTCCACAGCAAATGGAATTATCTAAAGCACAGGCACGCTTTGGTGCGGGTATGACTCAGGAACAAGCAGACTTAGGAAGAGCACAAGCCCTACAAGGAGCAAGTTTCTTACCACAACAACAAGACTTAGCTATGGCTACAGGCTTAATGGGTATAGGTTATACTCCAGAACAACAATCACTAGCGGCTTTAGGTTATGGCTTAGAAGGCGGCAAGTTAGCCCTAACAGGACAAACAGCAGGTGCAGAGTTCGAAGGTCAGTTAGGTCAAGTTGGTCTACAAAGCAAGATACAAGCAGAGCAAGTAGCCGCAATGATGGACCAAGCCCGTATAGAAGGTTTGTTTGATGCAATTGTAGGTGATGGTTCAGCAGGCGGCGGTGGAATTATAGGCTCTGTGATAGATGCTTTTTAGTTAACAAAAATACCGATAAGAAGGATTAATAAAAATGGCTAGAAGAGATATAGCAGGATTATTGACAGGAATACCTAGCAGTGGTGGCGGTAGCTTTGCTGACGTAATGACACGCAGTGCTGGTAAAATGGGCGGTCTAATGGGCAGGTACGGTAAGGGTGTTTTTACAGGGGATTCCCGTAGCAACGAACAAAGACTAGCGGACAGTATTAAAAACTTTGATAGTGCAACACCTGAGGCTCAGAAAGATTTAATAGGTAGACTTCAGGCTAGTGGTGAAAGCTCTGTGGCGGCTCAACTTCTTGGTCAGTTAAAGGAAAATAAAGTAAAACAAGCTAATGACCAAAGACGAGAAAACATGATTGCTCAGTCAAATAGTTTAGGTTTGCAGGAAACTTCTACTCTTTTGACAGACGGTGGTAGTTTGGATAAAGGTGCTGAAGATATAAGAAAAGCACAAGAGGCTAATATACTTAAAAAACAAGGGCGTAAGGGTAAAGTAGCAATAGCTAATAGCCGTAACGTAGGAGCGTCTGTGCTTAAAGCTATAGGGCAAGGTGAATATGATTCCTTAAGCAGTGAAGATTTTCTTAAAGTACTCTCAGGTGAAAAAGCACAACTTAAAGTATATACAGATTCTAGCGGTCAAGCAAAACCATTCCGTGTAAATGAGTCAGGTAAAGTATATAACAAAGACACAGAAAAGTGGGTTATGCCTTCTGAGTTAGGTCTGACACAAGCCGCACAGCTGACTAGAACAATTACTGATGCTGATAGAATATCTAGTAAGCTAAGAGACAAGGCTACAGATAACTTTTTTGTTGCTAATGAAAAAGCACTTGGAGCGCAAAAAGTATTAGAAATTAATGCTAACTCTCGTTCATTGATGGAGGAGGGTATTATTACTGGAGCAGGGGCTAATTTCTTATCAGGTATGGCTAGTATTGGTGTACAGTTAGGTATTGTACCTCAGGGTGTTGAAGATACGTTAGTAGCTACTCAAACATTTATGGCTGAACGAGGCAAGCAAGTCCTTGCGTTGTTAGGCTCAGGAGATGTTGGTGCGGGTACTGGTATTTCGGATAAAGATGTTCAGTTTATGAAGGAAGTAGCAGGTCAGCAAATTACGCTTAATAAAGAAACTTTAGCACGTATTATGCGTATTGAAGAACAAGCCGCTAGGAATGCTATTGCTACAAGTAACTCACGTTTAGAAGTAATGAAGCAGTATGTTGGCGCAGACGAAGACTCTGCTCTATTGGATACGTTCTTTGTGCCTTTACCGCCACCTTCTTCTCAAAAATATGAACCATCAGATTTGACAAATAAGTATTTGCAAGAGGCTAGACAACGTACTCAAAATCCACCGCGTATGCAAAGTATAGTACAAGACCCAAACGCAAGTTTAATAAATAATGCAAAACAAAGTCCATTACTTAGGTAGGGTTTATAATGCAAACTGAAGAATATACAAGAGACGAGTTGTTGTACGCTTTAGACTTAGCTGACAGCAAACAAGATGGGTTAGCGGTTGATAGGCTTACAGAAATGCTTGACGAGTTTGACAAGTCTCAAGGCTATCAGCCTGAAGAGTTTGTTTCCAAAGAGTCTTACAGAAAAGTACTAGCGGACGCAGGTAAAACAGTAGATGACTTACCTGTGTTTTTAGAAGAGTTAAAACAAAAGGAAGAAGCAGGTACGTTGTCCAATAGAGAACGTGGTATTTATGGCGCGTTAAGCGGTAGAGGTGGACTAGGTACTGGTCTTGATTTGGTAGGGACAGGTATAAGCCTTTCGGCTAGAGAGGTTAGCAAGTTTATACCTGACAGTGTAGAAAAGAAAGTTGTTGACGGTGTTACTGACACAGTTAAAAAGCTAGGTGAAATACCTACTGTCCAGAATGCGCTAGAAGCAATTGGCGAAGGCTACCAGTCCTATCTACAGTGGAAGTCAGAAAACCCTAATGATGCTATGGGTGTAGAAAGTATTGTCAACGTAGCTGAAATATTTGCTCCTCCGTTTAAGCGTAAGCCTATTCCAGATAAAACTATGTTCCGCACACAGGCTGACAAACAGCTTGACAGAGCTAGAGAGTTAGAGACTGGACAGCGTAAAGATTACTTACAGAGTTTAATTACGCCTGTATCTACTAAAGCTAATGACGAAGCCCGTGCTAAACGCATGACTCAAAACGCTAAAGGTCGTAATGTTTACAACCCTACTGATGAAGAAAAAGAAATGGTAAACGTATTAAAACGTGTACCTGTCAGTGCTGATAATAGTTTGGTAGGTAACAGAGTTATACTGGACACCGAGATAAACAAAGTCCACAACTCTTTGGTCAAACAGCTAGGTAAATCTAAAGTCAAGTTAAATAAGAAAGAATTAAATACTGAGTTAGAAGGGATTGTAGACGACCTACAGGAAACTAACCCCGTGCTTGTTGGTGATGCCTCGGCAGTAGCTAAAAAGATATTCAACAAAGCACAACAACTATTAGCCAAGTCTGACGGTTCTCCTGCACAGCTTATGCAAGTACGTAGAGACTTAGACAAGTGGGCTAAACAACAAGGCAAAGGTAGCTTTGATGGCAACGAGAACGCATATACAGTAGCACAACGCGCTGTACGTGACTTCCTAAACGAAAAAGTAGCCGATTCTGTACCTGAGACTGCTGTGTTAGATAAACTACGTAAACAACACTTGTTACTACGTGCTAATGACAGAATACTACCTAAAGCCGCACAAGAGGCTGACACAAAGATAGGTCGTTTAGTTGATAACTTTTACATAGCAACAGGGACTACACCTCCTAAAACTTTGTTAGGTAAAGTAGCTACTGTTGGTTTAGGTGCGTCTATTCTTGGTGGTGCAGGATTCGCGGGTTTGCTTCCTTCTTTAACAATAGGAACAACAGCAGGGACAGTAGGATATATGATATATAGAGGGTCTATTAGCCCTTCAAACAGAAAGGTTCTTTCGGCTTTATTAAGAGAAACTGATAAAGTGTTAAGTAGTAAACTAAGCAAAGAGATGCGTAAGGCTATACAGGCTGACCGTGTTGTTCTTGTGGAGGCAATGAAACTACCTACAGCACCTGAAGGAGCAGACGAAGATGAGTGATGCTTTAGATACTAAAAGCCCTTATGACAGACTTGCTAGGGAAAGAACTAGAGGTGGTCCGAGAGTACAATTGACCCCCGAAGAAGAACGACAGAAACAACTAGATGCCGCATATAACGTAGCCAGTTTTCTTCCTGTCAGTGGTGAAATTATAGCGGCTAAAGAGGCTAAAGACTACTTTGAGCAGGGCAGGACTGGCATGGGTATGTTGTCTGCGGCAGGGGCTATTCCTTTTGCAGGGGCGGCTATACGTCCTATAACGAAAGGTTTATCTAAACTAGGTCAAGCTACAGGTGTAAATAAGTTTATAAACGATGTAGCTATGAATATGCCTACCAATGTACGCGGTGGGTTCATCGGTGATGCTTTAGATAAGATGCCTGCTGTTCAAAGCAAAATGGGCATAAAACCTAAAGAAATACCCCACAGCAGTGGTAAGACTAAAGGCGCGGGCTTGCCTTACTACACGCCAATGATGACAGGTGTGTCTACAGCGGGTGAGGGTTTGAGTGCTTTAGGTGCTACTCTTAAAAGTAAGATGAACCCCAAAGACATAGCTTTTGAAAGAACAACAGGTTTTCCTGCTGTAAAGGCTAGAGAAATTGCCGCAGGTGCTGAAGGAGCAAGCGAGACTGCTGAGTTAATGGCTAGTCAAATATCTAAAGGAAAGTCACCTACGCTGTTATCTCCTCTAACCTCTAAAACATATTTAGCTACAAACATGGATGTGTCTGACACTAAAAGCCTTTCTGGCGCAGTTTCTACTCAGTTTGTACATGGCAAGACTAAACATCAAGTACCTGAGAAAACGGCTCTAAGGTTCGCTAGACACGCTCAGGCGCAAGTAGACGGCAAAGGGTTGGTAAATGTTAAAAACCCAAGAGCAGGCGGCGGTGCAGGACAAGCTGAGGCGGCAGGGCAGAAGTCTGTAGCACCTACGGCTGTTAAAGCACTACAAGGCAACGCTAGGAAAGCATACTTAGCAGAACTGGGTCAAGAGGCTTTGACACCAAAACAAACTGTAGAGTTTTTACAAATATCTGGTGCTTTAGACCCAATAGCGTTTAACAAGTATTTTAAAAAGAATGGTTTTGAGAATGTAACAAGTGCCGTAGCTTCTCTAGCAAGAGCAAGAAACAAAGTAGCCAGAGGCGGTACTTTAGGTAAGAAAGAAAAACGAGCGTTAGAGTCTTTTAATAAAATGCCTGTAAATAAAAACACAGGTCAAAGACTTGCGGCTGTTAGAGACGATGCAGGTAATCTACTAAGTAACGATTCTTTAGACATGATTGGAGATGTCAAAGATGGTGACTTCTTAACGCTACAACAATTCTTTAAATCATCTCAAAAAGAACTGGGAGGTGCTAACGCATTCATATCTGTTGACCCTAAAACACAGAGAGCGTATGTAGGTATTTCCGACAAACACGACATAGGCGGTCTTAACCCTATTCAGGGCGAGAACATGATAACAGTACAGCCTATAGTATCTTTAGATTACGCGGCAGGTAAGTTTGGTAAGAGAGCAGGATTAGCCGACACAACTGCGGCTAAAGGTTCTAAACAGAAAACCAGAGATGCTGTGTCTAATGTAGAGCAAATGACAGGCGTGTCTCGTAAGAAGGGAGAGACAGAAAGACAGTTTGTACGTAGAGCAATCTTGGAATCGAACGTCATCGTATCTAAAGAAGATAAAGCAAAAGCACTTAAGAATTTAGGCATGACAGTAGGAACGGGAGGTATGCTGACAGCAGGTTTAGCAACAGCATTATCAGACGATGAATAACAAAAGGGGGCATTGCGCCCCCTTAGTTTTACCTATGCTATTTCACACGCGCCTCCGACACACGCCAGTTCTTGCGAACCTGTAGTATTATCTTCCTTCTCGAAGTGTTCTAAGTCTTCCCATTTAATATCCACTGGCATAGCCGCTAGTAACTCCTCATACTTCTCAGCGGTTATGTCCTCATAAGGGGCTTGCTGATAAACATGGTCACTAACAGGCAACAAACTAATACCACTGACACTATCAAAGTTATCCCATATCCACTGTGCTATTTGCAGGAACTCACTATCTGTATAATAAACAGTGATACTTGGCTTATGTTCACACCAGTAATCTTGGTACTTCTTCCAGACTCTTAGCTGTTCCATTGCACCGACTTGCTTTACTGTAGTACTGTTGTCGGGTGACTTGATAGGGAAGCCAAAGACCAGTGAAGACTTACTCATTACGTCATCTTCTACAGGGAAACCTGCGGCTGTCATGTACTGAGCAAGCGGGTCTTTCTTGTCTGAACGAACTCTACGGATATAATGCTTAGAAAAACGGGGATGTATGCCACTAGCAGAATCAACAAGCTGAGACACAGTACCGCTTGGCTTAACACAAGTAATAGCCGCAGACTGAGCAATGCCAAGTTTGTCAGCCCACTCTTTATTAGTTTTGATTGCAACATCTTTCATCTCCGTCAACCACTTATCTAGGTCAGGCGAATCTTTACCCAACAAGTAATGGTCACATATCCCAGTTAAACTTACACCCAATAGTGCTTCTTCTTCTGTGTTTCTCTTCCATACATTGCGTAGGTAGCGGAAGTCAGTCAAGGTAGCCTGTAGAGTTCCGATGATGGAAGCTACTTCAACTTTCTTTTTAAGACTAACAAGGTCATCGTCTGCACGTATAACGACCTCAGATAGGTTACAGAACTGATTACTGCGTAGGATAATCTCAGAGCAAGGGTTAGTGCCAAAGTCCTGCTCAGGGTCTCTCCGTCCGTTCTTAGCGGCTATCTTCTGTGCCGCCACACGACTAAAGATACCACGCTCTCCTGCCTTACTATCGTACATGGTGTGCATCTCAGTAAGGAATGACTCAAAGTCTGGCTTTTCTGTGTACGCTACGCTGTTGTTAGCCAGTCTACGTTGCCCTTCATCCATCCACCACTGACCAGACTTAGCCTTAGCCATACGTGGGTCTGATAGGTTTGACAAACTAATCAATGCTGACCTACGTACACCGCCGACAACTACAATGTCTGCAATCTTACATACAACATCATGGCACTCAATGCTCGTTAGCTTACGTCCTGATGCCTTCTGGAAGATACCTACGCAGAAGTTAAACAAATCCTCAAGAGGCTCTGCGCCACTAGCACGACCACCAAAGGTCTTGAGCCTAGCACCCGATGGGCGTACCTTACTCATGTCCCACTTAGGTATCTTACCTGCGTACAGCATAGCGATTAACTCACGAAATGCACTAGCCCAACCAATCTTGCTGTCAGCCACTACAATCGTACTGTCAGTCTCATGGAATGACTCAGCGATGACTGGTAGCTTGGTAATGAAGTTACGTTCAACACTGAACCCTACGCCTGTACCACACATAAGTACGTACATAAGCTCATCAAAGCTACGCGGTGAGTCAATGTGTAGGTAGCTACAGTTAAACCCTGCTACATTGTCCTTATCTAACGCCTCACCCGCTGTCATCATACAGCGCATACTGGGCATTACTTCTAGGTTGTATATAGCATTGTATAACTTCTTGCCTTCGGCTTTGCTTATCTGACCACGACCATCCCAGAAGTCTACGTAACGCTGTACTGTCTCTGCCCATGTCTCACGTCTACCTTCGACAGGTAGCCAACGTGCGTAGCGGGACTTGTGTATAAACTGTTGGTACTGATTCATTTTTTAACTTCCTTATCTTTTAGTTTGTCTTTTTCTATATCTTCATCTGAGTGGTCATTGACATTAAGTTTGCCAAAGATAGCATCAAAGTTATCTGCGTATTTAGTGGAGTCGGTGGGTCGCTGTCCTGACCCTTTGCCTCCGTGTGTCTGTCCTTTCATTACCTGACCTCCTTAGTCACTACACTGGTCAGCCTATCTAAATACCACTGGGCTTTTTCCAAGTCTTCTACGTGTTTACCTTTGCGTTCATATCGCCATAGGTACTTCATGGTGTTGCCCTTGAGATAACCTTTGAATGCCTCTGTTGTCATCGACTCTTCAATAGCTTCGATACATTCTATACTACCATAAGCGTAGTGCTTGGGGTGGTTAACCATATCTTCTGTCTGTTCATCTGGGTTGTTTACCAGATAGTCTTCATACTTCTTAACTAGGGCAGGGTGTTTGTCTCTCAGCCTGTCCCAATCAGCAGGGGTTGCATCATCAATGCTCATAATCATCCTCCGTAAATAAGTCTCTGTTCCTAATTAATCTATCCTCGAAAGCCTCTAGCAAGTCCTCAACTGAGATATCTAATGCTTCAACAACCAGTACCACATCATAGTCCCTTGCTACTGCTTCCTTGAGTTCCTCCAATGTATGTGACATTATTCTTTTCCTTCAACATATTTGACAAGTTCCTGTGCGGTATGTAGTGTGTAGTGTTTCATGCCTTCCTTCTCACACCACTGACCCATTGTAATCTTACCGCCCTTACGTACCTTCTTGTGTTCATTGGACAGTAAGAATATTAATTCGTAACCATCTTCTAATATTGTATCACGAATTGACTTATATTTCAAGGTATCTCCTACACGAAAGAAACCTTTTACCTCCACCATGACTTTTTTTTCTTCGTGTACAAAGTCTGGCATATAAGTCCTGTATACTGTGTAAGGGACTCCATAGGGTTCGTACTTGAACCCTTTACTCTTGACCTCTTTAGAAAACTCTTTCTCCAGTGCCGACCTGAACTTACCGCTTTTCTTGCTCAATTTCGACCTCCTGTACGTTGGGTTCGTACTCTACATTTATCAAGAACTTTGGACCATATGAGTAGGCAAACTTTCTTACCTCTGGGTAGCAGTGCTTTTTGTATTGACAGTACGAGCATTTTATACCCAATTTTATATTCCCAGATTTTCCGTCTGGTACAGAGTCGGTACAGAAGGTTTCTGGCTCTGGCAAGCCTACTAGCTTTTTTACGTGGCGTATGCGCTCTTTAATGTCCCCCTTAATGTACTTATAGATTGGTGCTTGAGTATCCTCTAGGTCATACTTAAGTACCGCGAGGTGTCCATTGGCTTTGTCCATAGCCAACCAACCGAACTCAGTCTCACCACAGGCATGGGCGTATGCTTTAATCTGGTCAACGTAACCAAAGGCATCGTCCATAGCCAATGTACCATCCTTAAACTTCTTGAACCCGAAGGAACTGGCAGACTTAACATCAATAACAATACCATCAATCTTACAGTCCATGTGTCCCTTGATACCTTCCACTTCGCATACCTTCTGCTCGTCAGTTACCGAGTGCCCTGCCATGCGTGTAAGGAACAACAACATCTCTTCAATCAAGTGACCATACATAAACTTAATGTAGGTTGCGGGTTGTATAGCTTCCTTCTCAGTACCATTAACAACATTCCATAAGACCCTATCGTCACGACCGATGTTTGACAGGCGTAGTGTTCGGTTGTCTCTGATGCGCTTACGTCCGAACTCGGTACGCATTAGAGTCTTCATGTTCTCACCAAACTTCTCAATCTCTGCTTCTACATCTACAGATTTTTCTGCCTCTTTTGTCTCCATCAGTCGGTATATATCATCTACTAATGTATGTATTGTTTTACTCATCTTCTATGTCCTTGAATGCCTTAATGACATCGCTTGAGAATAACTTTTTAAGGTTAACCAAGTGCATCCTGCTTGCGTTATGGTCTCCTCCTGATACGCTTCTAAATGTGTCTAGCTTGTTAACAATCTTCTTTAACACTGGTGTTTTAAATACTAATGTACAGTACTCATCGTCACCTATGCAGAGGTTATGAAACCAGTAGTCTGACTCGGTAGCCTCAATGCCTGACGGCTTGCCCCAAGACTCATACTCAATGCAGATGTTACCTGTCTTCTGCCATAAGTCCTTCTCTGATTTAACCTCAATCTTTTTATCCTGTAGCATCTCAGCCACCCTGTCCTCCCTGACTTCTCCGTACTGCAAGTCGAGGTCAAACTTCTTCCTGTCCGCTTTAGTGGGTTTCACTCCAGTTATCTCCTATCTGATATTCGCCCGCAAGTGGGCAGTTAAGGTTAAAGTGTTGACCTGCCGCTTCCATACAGGAAACAGCAAGCCTACCAAACGTATCTACCTCACTCTCTTTAACCTCCGTCTGTATCTCATCGTGGATGTTACCGACAAACTTGTAGTCTAAGTTCCACAGTGTAGCGTACTCGTCCAACAAACACAGTGCCTTCTTCATAACGATAGCACCTGCCGATTGTAGCAACGTGTTTAGTGCTGAGTGTTCTGAGCGTACTGCGACTCTTCGCCCGTCCAGTCCAAGAACATAACCTCTTCGAGATGCCACGCTAACTCTTTCTCGTAGGTCTCTAAGAGATGGCGTGTTTGTGAGGAACTTCTCCTTAAGTCGCTTACCATCTCTAGCAGTTCCTCCAACGATACTTCCGATTTTTGCATCCCCTGCTCCATAGAGGAACGCATAGATGAAAGTCTTTGCTTGACTTCGTGTGTCAACACCACTAGCAAGCTGGTTTGCTGTATGAATGTCTCCAGTGAGTATTTCATTAGTATAGTCCTTATCCTTCATGTAGTGAGCCAACATACGCAACTCAAGTCCCGAGGCATCCATACCTACAATCTTGTAGCCTTTGGGCGATGTCCAACAAGCACGACACTCTGTGCCATAGGGTGCGCTTGAACTAGGAACTTGCGCTAGGTTAGGTGACGAGTGTGTCATGCGACCAGTCACTGCTCCGTTAGCATTTACATATCCATGTACACGTCCGTCATCTGCAACAGCATCTAACCATGACTGTATCTGTGCAATACGCTTCTGAACCATTAGGTACTCAGCAATCATATTGGCTTCAGGTATACCAGTTACTTTAGATAGTACAGACTCATCGACAATAGCTTGACCCTTCTCTGTAAACTTCTCTGGTTTCCAACCAAAGTACTGCAAGTATCTAGCTATCTGTTGACGTGAACCTAAGTTGAACTCTGGGTAGTCTATGCGCGAGAACGTCTGTACATAATCCCGCCACTGCTCTCCTGCAAATTTAAGACCGACCACAGACGCTTCGCCACTTTTCTTATACTTCGGGGTGACTTGTTTAACATATGTAGGTAGCGGTATGAATTTCTCATGTACCATGTCTTCAAGTTCATATTTCTTCTCCTTTAATTTCGCTAATAATAGGAATGCGTGTTCTTCATCTAACAACCATCCTGTTTCTGTTTGGCGAGTAATAATATTCTGTACGTTGTGTTCAAGGTCAATGCTTTCGCTTCTAAAATTAGCCAGTACGCCCTGTAGCGCGTGGTACACTTTGACATTAACCAACACGTCTTGCTTACAATACTCCACCATGTCTTGCGAATACGTAGTCCAATCACTGTGTTCTCCTTTAGGGAAACCCAACCGCTGTCCCCAGTTATCTAAACTGTGACCACCTTCCCGTGATGGGTCAGTAAGTCTTGACAATACCAATGTATCTGTAATTTTACAACTACTAAAGTCTGTACCTAACAAGCGTTCAAGAACTGGTACGTCATAGCCAATGATGTTGTGACCAATGACCTCAGCATCTTTGATATAAGCATTGAAGTCCTGCAACGTATCACCTGAGAACGTAACTGTCTCTTGATTCGATAGGTCGCAAGCAACGATTACCCAAACCTTTGTAGGCTTTAGTCCGTTAGCTTCTATATCAAAAACAATCTTCTTCACTAGAACTCCTGATTATCGTCCGATACAGGGCATGATGTTTCAATCATACGACCAGTATCTTTGTCATAGTACAGGTAACAAGCCGCGCCTGTTAATCCTGCGTATCTATTCTTAAGTACACGTACTGTAGTTGTGTTACGTATCTGTGCGTCTTTGTTCTGTTGGTCACGTTCCAAACCAATCACCATATCAGACAGCTGTGCAATTGCGGCAGAGCCACGTAGTTCAGCCAAGCTAATCTGTCCACCATCTTCGTGTGCTTTACCCGATGGTCTGCGTAGGTGAGATACCAAGAACAATCCAACACCTGTCTCCTGCACTAACTGTCGTAGCTTAGTCATGATACTGTCGATGGCTTTACGTTCGTCACCATTCTCTTGGTCTGACACAACGATGCTCAAGTGGTCAAGAATAATCCATTTACAATCAAGACCTTTCGCCATATACCTAATGCGACTTAGTAAGTTGTCTTCGTTGGTAGAACCCCAGTGGTCAAACATATAGATACGTCCTGTGCCTAATGTCTTGTCCCAAAATACCTTCTTATCTTCCCTGCTAAAGTCGCGGCTCAGATGTAGAGTCTGGTTTGCCTCGATGCTCATAATCCCTAGAGCAGTCTTTGGGATGTCCTCTTCCAACGCGAGTATGCCGATGTTGTCGTCAGTCGCACCTAGTAAGTAGTGTTCCAACTCTCTGACAATCTGTGACTTACCCATACCAGAACCACTGGTGATTGTTACAAGTTCCTTCTCCCTGAAACCGAAGGTCATATCATTCAAGCATGACCACGGATACGGAATGGACTTAACGTCCTCCTGTGCTACGATTGAATCCCAAGTATCTAGTCCTGCAATGATACCGTCTGGTTGATAGGTCTTAGCGTTCCACCATTCCCTGATGAATCCCTGTACGTTACGCTCCTTGAGCATATCCCCTGCGTCCTTTGCAGATAGCTGTACGTTCTTCGCCTTGTTCGGTGTAAACAAATCCAACACCGCGCGTGATGCTTCCTGACCTGCTTTGTCACTGTCGAAACAGATGACCACGTTATCAAAGGATTCAAGCCATTCCAAGTTCTGCTTAATGTCCTTCACTGCGCCTGATGCACCTGAGCGTATTGACACTACAGCCCATTTACCATCAAACATCTCTGACACTGCTAGAGCGTCTGCTTCTCCTTCTACAATCGTTATGTATTTACCACCACCTTTGAACGCTTGCTGACCAAACAGACCTACGTTGTCAAACGTGCCGCTTGCGTAGAATGCCTTGTTGCTTACTATGCGTGACTTGTTCCCTGTCTGCGCGCCTGTGTCCTTGTCAAAGTATGGGTAGTGGTGCTTGCTTATCTGTCCCTCTGTATCGTACTCAACCGTAACGCCAAACTTTTTGCACGTTGCCTCTGATATACGTCTATCGGGTATTGATGCTACTACTCCTGCCATTTCTAATGTCCTGTTCGCTTTTGGTTTACTCTCTATAACCTCGCCTGTTGCCCTCTCGTAGTGGTCACAACCGCCTGTAAAGCAGACGGCATGACCATCGGAGTACCTCGCGAGATTGTTCTTAGAGCCACACGATGGGCATGGCTCATGTTTAACAAAATGCGAGTCAGTCATTAGAAGTCACCACCTCCTTCGGTAGCCTCTGCGAGTTCAATCACCTTGATAGCTGATAGATACGTTGACGTACCATGTACAGGGTGCGGTTTACCCTCTGCGTACTTGACTCGCACCTTCGAGCCTCTGGTCAATCGACCTACAAAGTCTTTGCCATCTGCATCAAACATCGGTACTTCGTACTTGGTGCTGAACTTACGCTGTGCTGTGCCTTCGTACTCTCGTAGCTTGACACCCTTATCAGCAAGTTTATCTGCATCTTCTGGTTCTAATGATAAAACCAGTGAATATTTGCCTGTTGATTGACCCTGATATTCTTCGTGTTCGTCAAGGTTTGCGAACGCTACGTTGCCTTCTAATACTGCCATTGTAATTTGCCTTTTATAGTTAATTAAAGATTACTTTAGTATCTTAAGGATACTTTAGGATATATTTTAATATATATAACTAAGTATCCTTTAGATTACATAAATATTATATCATGTATTACTGTTGGTTGCAACTAATTTTATTAATCCTCCTACTGTTGTGCTAGTTCTTCCTCTATGCAATCCCACGCAGACTCGTATGCCGAATCCCAGTTATCCCAATAACCGCAAGCTACGTCAGCGTTAGCTCTTTGTTTAGCCCACGCGTTTAAGCAAGACTCTTGGTTTATTTTCAATTCTAATTGTATGCTCATTAATTGTTACTCCTAATTATATCACGTTCTTCTGCTGTTGACCAGTTCTCTTCAATCGCTTCCTCTGATGCCGTATGGCACTCAGAACATAGGTCAAGAAACTCATCGGTCACTCTGTCTTTTTTTCGTAGCTCTGTCTCAGTCAGTATAACGTCACAGGCTTTGCATCTGCTCATTCGTCAGCCTCCGTGTAGGGTCTGCCATAGGTTATTGATAGGAACGGTAGCAGGATTACTACGCCCTCAAAGGGCATTGTGCTGTGTTCCTCTGTCAGGTGATTATACACCCATACTGCTTTGGAGTCAACGAACTCTAAGTCTAGTCCTACGCCATTCCGCAATTCAATTGTCAATAGTCTGTCAAATATTTTAGTATTAATCATTGTCTAGTTCTCTCGCTGTTAAGTCATCATCATGGTAATCATCATTGTTATCATAGGGCTTGTAGTATCCCTTACCTTCGTCATAATCGCTGTAGTCGTAACTAGGGTCATCATCGACCCTGCAATAGTCTCTACCTGTCATCTTGTTCTGCTCCTATCTTTTGTGCGTACTCGTAGCCTGTCCTGTATCCCTCTTGGTACGATTCGTTGCCGTCTGGGTCACAGTTAAAGCCATTGACCCCATCATATTCACCGCGCTCCAAGTCTGTAAACTCTTGGAAATACTGTTGCATATTGTACGTGTTCTCTGCTAAATCTTCAAGCTGTGCTTGTTGTATCGCGTCTTTACTCATTCTGTCACCTCTTTACCAGTTATGGACTACGCCCGCAATAATAAATAGGCACGTCACCAAGTTTAATACTACCACAGCGGAACGCATCAGTGCAACTATATCCGCCTCTTTGTTGCTGTCTCCTAGTTTCTCACCAAGAGACAGCGCCCACAGCCGCCAGAGTTTACGTCCAAGAGAAATCAACGGAAACCTCCTCAATGGCTACGTCAGTGTGACCAATGTTACGCCACACCTCCGCTATATCTTCGGCATCTTCACGCCTTACGAAGTAATCTGCGACCTCTACGCCTCCCACCCATACTGTATACATCATTTTTTTAACCTCTCTACTCGTTCCTCATGGTATCGTCTGCCATAGTTTAACAGATTGACTGCGTTTTTTTCCGTCACTTGATAATGCTCTGCAAACTTTGCTACAGTCAAATAGTTGTTAAACCATTCCAGATACAAGTCTGCTAGTTGTTCTGCCAGATTAAATACTTTCATTGTTCGCCTTCCTGTTCTACTAGCCAAAATGATAGCTCGCTGATTTCCTCGCGCAGTCTGTCGAGACGTTGTTCAAACTTCCACAAATCTTCCGCGGCTTCCTCGTTGCTTGTCTCCTTTTTCAATACTTCCAGTTTACAAGAGGCAGTCCACAAACAGTCCTCAATTTCTTTTCCTCGTAATTCTTCCGCTAGTTTCTCGTTGTTCATCGCTTCGCCTCCGTCAATTCGTCAGTATCAATCCGCACCAAGTAGGTATTTGTGCCATTCATCGCTTGCAAAATCATATCTTCACCAAACAAAACGTCATAACCTCCGACCTCGTTTTTCTCTACAGTCGCGCCTTGTTGCTTCAACTCCTTAAGCACTCGCTGAAAGTCCCGCTTGCCAAATATCTTGGTACGCGTGTTGCTATCTTTGTCAAATTTTCTCATGCTCAATGCCTCCGTGGGCTGTTTAATTTCAATTTAGAAGGGTACTCTACAGAATACCCAACCAGATTGCAACTAATTATTTTACAGCGTACCAACTGCTCGTCATTGCCTCCTTGTTGCCATTGCGTTCAATATGCATTGACCAGTCTTTAGTATAAACTCGCGCCTCTTTACCTGCCAGTTGGAGCACAGCGTTAAGTCTGCTCTGTGTGGTACGTGTTTCCCAACCTGCGTTTGATACCAAAATTATCCCGTCAAAGTGTTTGGCAATGGCGTTGCCGTGTAAATACAACGTACCTCCCTCGCTTACTGTGTTGTCTTTACGCGCATCTTCTCCGCGAATGAATGCTCCTACTATGTCTTTCTCTATCTGTCTCATTATGCCACCTCTTTCTGTGAGTTCTCTTTGATTTCTCTGAGTTCCTGTTTAAGTCCTACGTGCTTCCACATTAGTTCAACTGTCTCTTCACTTAGTTTTAACCTTGATGTATCTGGCAATAGTTCCTTCAATGCCTTGAACATTCCCATTGCTTCGCTTTGTTTGCGCTCTGCTCTGTCTGTCCAGTCTTTGTTCCCGTCTACGTAGTATGACTGCTCCGCCCAGATTAACGCTTGTGTTGCTTCAATATCTAGCTTGTATTCAGCTTGCTTCAATTGGTTGAAAATGTCTGTCTTATTCATATTGTCCGCCCTCCGTTGGGCTGTGTTTGTCTGTGTATGCCGTCCATTATATAGAGGTCTTTGCCATTGTACAATGATTAATATGTATGACCTCAATTAACTATATGCATACAAGTAATGACCTTGTCCCTTCCTTTATTACACGTACGCACGCGCGAGTAGCACATCCCGGATTGGTTGTCAAATGTTTTTACAGATGTAGTCTATAGGTATCCGTAAGCACACACACACCTGTCCTGTCAAGATTCCTTGTGACTATCTCAGGTATCCCAGTCACCCATAGTCCTTGTGTTCTCCTTTTGGATAGTCTTAAGGGGACGGGGGGGCGGGCTGACCTGAGTTAATCATAGGTGTACCCGCAGGTATACTAAAAAAGCCAATATTCAATAAAAAGAATTAACCGAAGTTTATCCTCTAAGTATTTGTTTTCCTTATGTATTCTTATGTATACTTAAGTATGACAAATATTCATATAAAGGGACAATTTAATTACTATTAGTTATGGAACTAAAAAGTTGGCTCGCGGGTCTAAATAAGCTAATAAAGTACTTGACATTAAGCTGTAAATATGCTATAATATACTTATAGTATAGATTAATTTAAAGCCTTAAGCGTACTTAAGTAGTCTTAGATATTATTCTTTAATGATTATTCTTTAAAGTTAAATACTAAACGCTTCCCTAAGTATACTTAAGATAACTTAAGGAGAATACAATGGACGATAATACAGCTACTCC